AGACCGGCGCTGCGATCAAGTTTCTCTCGCTGGAACCACTCTTGGGGCCGCTGCCCAATCTCGACCTGAACGGTATTGATTGGGTGATCGTTGGCGGTGAATCGGGGCCGGGCGCACGTCCGATGGCAGCCGAATGGGTGCGCGATATTCGCGATCAGTGTCTCAGGGCAGGGATTGCCTTTTTCTTCAAGCAGTGGGGCGGAATGGTGAAAAAACGCACCGGACGGCTCCTCGATGGCCGGACGTGGGATGAGATGCCGGATCATGTAGAATTGCGGTAATGGTATACGTTTGGTACATGAGTTCGGGTATACTAGAAATGCGCGGGCAGGCGTCTGGCCCGCGTGTGATTTTTTGGAGTGGAATGCATGATGGATGACATGTGGGGAACAATACTGATCAGTATCAGCAGCGCGCTGCTAGGTGGTGGTGGATTAGCAGCGCTGTTGCGCGCACGAGTGCAAAATCAGGTGGATTTGCTGCAATTACAGATCAATCGCGTTGCAGCTCTTGAGCAACAACTTGTTGAGTTAGATCGACGCAATGATGACCTGATTGCACGCAACGCTGAACTGATGGGACAGATTGCATCGTTGCGTACCGAGAACGAGATGCTTTCTAAGCGATTGGAAGTGCAACGAGTATTAATCGATGATCTTCAGCAAAAAGTCGCTCGATTGTCAATCATAGAAGACGAGAACGCTCAATTGCGACAGCAACTTCAGATCGAGCGCGCAAAGCGCGAGTTATGCGAGCGTGAAGTTATTACACTACGTGAGCAGATTTCTACCTTGCGTATGCCTTCGTGAGTTTCGTTCATGGAGTTTCGTATGGCTGCACCGGTCGCACGATCGGAATCGCACAGTCGGGCTATTAATCGGCTGATTAGTGACCTGGATATTCAGGGATACACAAGCATTGAGATTGCCGAGATATTAGCAGAGCAATACAATATCCGCCTGAGTCCTCGTGCTATACAGCTCCGTCTGCGCAAGTTGAACGCAGCAGTATCTCATGATCGGGAGGAATATATCAGACGGGAGGAGCGTCTGCTTAATTGGGTTATACACGAACTAATGATGCATTGGGAGCAAACACCTCCAGAGCGACGACAGAGTAAAACGTTGGCAGCGATCGTGCAAGCTAGTGAGAGTCGACGTCGTTTATTAGGTTTGGATGCTCCATTCCGTCAAGAACATAGCGGGGTGAACGGAGAGCCAATACGGATTATTGAGATTACTTCGGTATGATGCAATCGGTATGATGCAAGTTGTATCAGACAAGCTCATTGTTACGTTACACGAAGGTCAGCAACAGGCGTTGCGCAGTCCAAAACGTATTGTGTTAGTATTGGCGGGGACCCAAGGGGGAAAAACGTCATTCGGTCCGGTGTGGTTATATCAAGAAATTCAGCGTCGGGGCCCAGGCGATTATTTAGTTGTCACACCAGTGTATCCATTGCTTGAATTGAAAGCGTTGCCGGTTTTCCGACGCTATTTTGAGGAGATGTTACGGCTTGGTACGTATACGGCCACACCCACACGGCGATTTACGATGTCGGATGCTGGAGCTCGACGCACGTTTGGTTATATTCCAGACACTCCAACGCGGGTACTCTTTGGATATGCGGCTGATCCAGATAGTCTGGAGAGTGCGACTGTAAAAGCAGCGTGGCTTGACGAGGCTGGTCAGCGTAAGTTCAAGCTTGAGTCGTGGGAGGCGATTCAGCGACGCCTAGCGATTTATCGTGGCCGAGTGTTGATTACCACGACCCCTTACGATCTTGGATGGATTAAAACGCATGTGTATGATCGGTGGCGGGCTGGAGATCCAGAAATTGATGTGGTGCATTTTGAGAGTATTGCAAATCCAGCCTTTCCTCGTGATGAATATGAGCGGGCACGTGCAACGCTACCATCTTGGAAATTTGATTTGTTTTATCGGGCGATTTTCACCAGACCAGCCGGTCTAGTGTATGACAGTTTTGATCCGCAGCGTCATGTGGTGATACCGTTTGAGATTCCACATCACTGGAAAGTGCTTGTGGGTATTGATTTTGGGGGCGTACATACGGCAGCAGTGTTTCTAGCAAGTGATCCACAAACAGGAATCTTGTATTGTTTTGCAGTATATCGTGGTGGTAGGTGTTCTATTGCAGAGCATGTGCAGCAACTTACGACGATCATTGGTCATCGTTCGTGTATTGCTGTCGGTGGTTCGTTGGGCGAGGACCAATGGCGACGAGAGATGGCAGCCGCAGGCTTCCCAGTAGTTGCCCCGAAGATTCATCAGGTAGACATCGGGATTGAGCGTGTGTATGCGCGATTCAAGCAGGATCGATTGGTAATCTTTGCTTCATGTGTCGAACTGATAGCTGAGTTGGAGACATACCGATATGCACTCGATGCCTACGGTCGGCCAGTGTCGGAGATCGAGGATAAGCATGACTATCACGTGTTAGACGCATTGCGCTATGTCGTGTCCTATCACGATCACCCAATAACGTCCTCACTTCGGCACTCGGTGAGCTACTATGCGTACTAGGGAAAAAAGATGGATATCGATCTTACTGACGCACAGAAACGATTAGCATCGCTCCCACGATCGCCTTACGTAACGGTGATTGAGCAATTTGTTGCGGGGAACCATTGGCAGGGAGGGATGCAGTGGATTGGACCACGACCTGGGCGTGACGATGACCATGCCGCTCAGGTGATGCAAGAAATCGAACGAACGTTTGTTGCAAGAAATGTGATCGGTGAAGTTATTGACCGGCACGTGAATGGTGTTGTTGGAAGACCGGTTGCATGGCGTCTAGTTGGTAATGGCAATGTAGATGACGTTGTTGTACACGAAGCAGAGCAAGCGTTAACGCGGTGGTGGGATTATTATGAGCTTGATTTCTTCCTATCTCAGTTTGTTCGGCGTTTACTAATACAACAGCGAGTTCCGCTGCGTGTGATTTTGCCGTCGGCGGATGCGCGGGTTTGGACGTCTGGACTTGAGGATGTCATGCACCACGTGCGTGTTGAGATGGTAGACTTGGCACTCTGTGGTGTGATCAAGGATGGATTGATTAGGTACGGCCTGTTAACAGATGGGCAGTACAGTGAGATGAGTTGGTTAGATCGTGGTGACACAGTGTTGCGGATTAGGGATGGATCTATGGAAACTGAGCAGCGATTACCACTTGACGGTATGTTGCTGCATTACGATGCTATCCGCGATCCGTTTGTAACAGAGACGTTGATTCGCCAGCAGCGGTTGCTGAATCTGGCATGTACAATGCTCAGTCGTAATGTTGTTATGGGAGGTTTTTTGGAGCGGGTGCTTCTCAACGCCCAATTGCCTGGACGTTGGGAAACCACTCCTGACGGTCGGCGACGGTTTGTTCCAGAGATGCTGCGTTTCGGGGCTGGGTCAGTTACCGTGTTGCAAGGTGCAGAGATTCGTGATGAGCGCACGGATGAATTGAAAGGGTTCGCGACACCCAACGTCGTTTATCGAGATCCGGTGCCAGTTGAAACGTTTGATCAGACGATTGCGATTACATACCGTGCCATGCTCTCAGAGGTCTCACAGCTCCATGCGTTACTAGCAGGTGATGCAGTAGCAAGTGGGATTGCGCGACAACAGGCGATGCATGATTTTGCAGGATCGTTGCGCACAACTGCCCACGTCGTGGAATCGATGGTGCGATGGATGTTACGGGTTGTGCTCGCTGTAGCTGCATACTACAGTGGAGTTACAGAACGGTATCGGTTACTCCGTCCGGTTGTGATGTGTCACTTGCATACAGGGCAGCAGATGGTTACGCCTGAGACATTGGTACGACTGGTCGACAGTAGAATCATGAGTCGTGAAACAGCAATGACATGGCTTGGTATACACGATCCTGACGGAGAGTGGGATCGCATTCAACGTGAGCAACAGCAGGCAAGCACACTTTCTCAGCAGATGTTAGCAGCATTTGATAGCGGGCTATGACGACTGGTTCACAGCTTGACGATATTGCACAATCATTTCGGCGCGCGTTGTTGCAGCGCGATACGAGAGCTATTCAAAAACTAGTTCAGGCATATGGAAAAGTGTACCTAGCCGTGCAGCAAGAACTGCAACAGTTGGCTGAAGACCGTAATCATCTGCGTCGGGAACGGCTTGTCAGGTTGCGTCAGCAAATTATCGATGCACTTGCTGAGTTTGCACGAGAAGCAGACGATATAGTGCAATCGTTGCAGATGAGTGGGTTGAGCATCGGTTGGGATAATGCTGCGTCGTTAGCAGCTACCGCAGGTATTCGGCTGGCGGGCGACGTCGATCGCTTGCCTCGAGAGGCTTTATCAGCGATGGTTGGTATTTTGGCCGACGGTTCGCCAGTGAGGTCTGTATTGGCCAGGATGGGCGAAGCTGTAGCAAATGCGGTTATTGGAGCGCTTGAAACATCGGTGACAATCGGGCGTAGTTCGGCACGCACTGCGGAAGAAATACGGAAAATCATGGGCACAAGTCTCCAACGGGCACTGACGATTGCCCGAACGGAACATATGCGTGCCTATCGCTATGCAACGCTAGAGCGATACCGCACGATTGATGCCGTCACTGGTTGGCAGTGGCGTGCTGCACCATCGGACCGGACGTGTGTGTCGTGTTTGGCCTTGGATGGACATGTGTTTTCACTACATCAATCGTTTCCGGGGCATCCTAACTGTCGATGCACAATGATTCCGGTTGTTGATGGTGCCGTACCAGATCGTTTATACGGTGCGGATTGGTTTGCCCAGCAGCCAGCATCAGTTCAACGGCGTATTCTCGGCCCAACGTTGTTTGAGCGTTACCGTGCTGGCGATGTTGCGCTCAACGACATTGTTGGGATCCGCAATGATCCGATTTGGGGACGTCAAGTACGACAACGTTCATTGGCTGATTTGGAGATGATGCTCATTGAACGAGCGCAAACGGCAGAGATGATTCGTCGGCAGCTTATATCTGAGTCTGATCGTTTTGTAGAGCGCATCCGTGAAATTTCTGCTGCGATTACTCGTCTATTTGATCGGTTAGACGATCGTCGTGATCCTGATCATGTGCGGCGACAATTGCTTGATGAAATTGGCGAGCTAGAACAAGAGCGTACTGATCTGTTCCGCACACACAAGCAACAGTTGACCAATATCTTGCAAGTACATCAACCAATGCAAGCTCAATTCATTTTCACTGCTACCCACGGCGATGACTGGGAACGTCGCGTGCGGAGGGGAATTGATGGTTTTTGTTCTCTTGTTTCAGGAACCAGAACAGCGGTGCAAATTATCCCATTACCGTCTGGTGAACGGGCATATTATCGTCACCAGGCCATTTTTTTACCGCCTGAAGTGATGCCGAAGACGGTTGTGCATGAATTGGGTCACTGGTTAGAAGATATACATGCCGGAATCCGCGAGCGTGCGCGCATGTTTCTGCGACGACGGACAATGGCAGAAACTCCTGTGCCGTTGACTTCATACAATCCAGCGTACAGTGATCACGAACTGACCAGACCGGATCAGTTCCTAGACCCATATATGGGCAAAGTTTACGAACGAGATGGGAAGATATATGCAACGGAGATTGTGAGTATGGGCTTAGAACTGCTATATGCCGATCCGGTAATGCTCGCAAAAAACGATCCTGAGTACTTTCGCTTTATTGTAACGTTGGGGCGAGATGATGCTATTGATCAAAATTGACGCATGTTGGCTGCGCTTTGATCCGTCTACAGCCCAGTTTGTACTGGAGCGATCGGAAAGTGATCAATGCTATCGGATAGTAAGCGAAATCAACTGGGCTTTGGCAACGCTGCCTGGAGGGGTGCCATCGCACCCATCTCCTGCGCAGGCCTTGATCGATATGCTTACAACGTTATATCCAGAGCGCGTTACTGTGTATGCCCGTCCACTTGATAATCGTCGTGGTGATGAGGTGTATTAATGTTACTGATACCGTTTTCCGCAAAAACCATTTCGTCGCCGGTGCAACTGCCTGTCTATACATCACGATCCTTTGATGCTCCTTACGCAATGATCAATGGGTCACCTGTGTATCTCGCTAGCGATACGGAATATCGGTTCCGAGACATCCAAGAAGGATGGGCACATTTAGAATCAGAGATCGGGTTTATCCCGATGTCGTATCTGGATCCGAGAAGTATTCAGATCGATCCCAATGCATATAAGCGCATCGTTAGCATGGTTACATCACGCTCTGGCGCGAAAGTGCATGTCAATGATCCCATTTGTACGACTGTACAGCGTTGTCATGACGTGGAACATATATATCGGAGGATTGTAGATAATCGGTACCATGTCTATCCAGTAGACACGTTGCGGTTCATCATTGACACCTATTATGCAATTGGGACGCAAGCAGGGATTGATTGGGTAATGATGATTGCTCAATCCATTCACGAAACAGATTGGTTTCGATCCTGGTGGGCTCAACCCACAAGACATAATTTCGCAGGTATTGGAGTGACTGGTGAGGTCTTATCGCATCGTCCGCCCGATGTGCGGAGATGGGCGTATCGAGCGGACGATCAGCGATGGTATCGCGGCTATACCTTTTCTTCTGTGTACGATGGTATCGCTAATCATGCAGCACTATTACTCGTGTACGCTCAACCGTCAGCACTGTGGACAGAGACACAGCATGCTCTCGTACGCAAGTCTATGTTTGCTCTCACATTTCAATCACATCCGTTTGCAGGCATTGCCTCCCGTTGGGTAGATCTAAATGGCCGCTGGGCTGTACCGGGTACATCATATGCTCAGCAGATTGCACGTGTTGCGATGCTCCTACTGCCATAATCGCTTGCTCTTTGCTATAATATGCGTGAGGAACACCTATGGAACAAGATGAAACTTCCACAACAACTGATCGTGGCGCTGATCGACTTGATGATCTTCATCCTGGCTTGCAACGATTACTCGAACGAGAGGGGAATGCAATCGAGGTTGCCAAACTTCTGTATCACGAGAATTACGAGCTGCGTGCGAAGAATCGCGATCTGCGTCACAAGATTGAACAAGGCACAGTGCTTGACGAATCACAGCATGCTCTATGGCAAGCATATCAACAATTTGGCCACCCAGATGACATTGCCACCCAGTTGCAGGAACGGAAAGCGTATGAACGGGAAGTCCTGCTGCGCCGGTTTGCCGAGCAGCTTGATGTGCGGTACCACGTGCTCGCACGGTTGATTGCAAACATGCCAGTTGAGTCAGATGATGACAAGGTCATCATCATACACAATGATCGTCGCGTTCCTCTTGAGCATTACGTCCAAACAGAATTGTCTGAATTCCTCCCAGTGCTCCGCCAAGGGCAGAGCGCACGGCAACGGCCAACGATATCTGGTACCGCAGCCGATCCAGTTCGCTCGTTTATTGACCGTGTGAATGTCGCACGGGAGCAGCGCTCAAATCCATTTCGTCAATCCTAACCTTGGGGAGTGAGTATGGCAACAGCATCACGTCTTCGTCCTTATGCAGACGAATCAAGTTTAGAACGAGCCGGCGGTCACAGGATCGACTTTAGTCGAGTGGCTGGGCCGCTGGTCGCTGGTACAATCATTGGTAGGTCAGCATCTCGTCTTATTCTTCCAGTTGCGACAAAACTATTGATTTCGTCGATTATGGTTGACAACAATGTTGCAATCGTGGTCTCGAATAATCACGGGCTTGCGATCGGTGATCGCATTGTTATCGAAGGAACAGGAGTCGCGTATATCGACGGTGTACGTGTCGTAACCGAAGTCGTTGACAATATGACATATCGGGTTGCCGTGTCTGGTCAAAACACAGTGATGAACAGTAATGGAATGACATGGCGTCATGTTGCTGTTGGTATGTTAGAGACTGACGCCAGCCGCGACGATCCTGCTGCAACGCAAGGTGGGTATAGTGTGCTGGTTGGCGGAGTGGTATATGAGAATTTGCTGCCTGATGCGAGTGGTAACCCGAAGCGTATTCCACAAGCACTCAAAGATGAATTACGTTTAGCAGGATGCACGTTTAAGTTTGTCGAATACCGTGATTCGAGGGCGTAGGAGATTGTCATGGAAATCTTTTTCACTGAAGCACTGCAACGACTCGGCCCTGACGCCGCATTCAGAATCATCAATGAAGCGCGGCCGGGAAACGTGTATTTGCTGTCAACATTGCTTCCTGAGCGTTCCATGCCTTCCTACGAGGTGCGGGGTGGATCGCTCGTAGTTCACTCAACAATGGCTGGGTTGGTAGGGTTGGACTCTCCGTATCCGCCGAGTGGTGCGATGAGTGTCAGCGCGTTTCTCGAGCGAACGGCGAAGCTGGCAAATGAAGTTGTCATGAGTGAACATGCATTACGAACACTACAGGAGATGATGCTACGAGTTGGTCAGCAGGATATGACTGAACGGCTTGTAGAAGAAGTGTTGAACTTTACCGATGCAGTGCTTGTGCAACCACATCTTGATGCGGCAGAGTACTTGCGTGGTCAGGCGCTTGGTAATGGGATGATCGAGTGGAACTACGGTTCAACATCGATGACTGTTGACTACGGTATTCCCACTACTAACCGGCTTCCAGTACGCACGGGGGCAGACGCATACGGGGGTAGCTCGTCAAAATTCTGGGATGACATACGGTTGCAAAATCGGTTACTTCGATTTGCATCGCGTATTGTGCGCATTGCACATCCAGATTTAATTGACAGTATCATCTACAACGATGCGAACGCGCTGCAAGTATTGTCGATAACGGAAAATACCATCACTGTGCGTCGTGTAGTGTCGACCGGTGGTACACCTGTTGCATCGAACGATGCGCGGGATGTGGTGGAGATCATTCGGTATGGTATGGAAGGAGAGGTGATTAATCCTGACAATCCTACACAAACAATCCGTGTGCCATTCTGGCCAAGAAACAAATTAGTCGCAATTGGACTTGGAACTGGACGTGGGTATGTGGTTGGATCAGGATCGCGTCCTGCAGAGGATACAGCATTGGGATATACACATCTTGCTCCAACGGTTGAATCGGGAGGTAAGCCAGGGCGGTGGGCCCGGGTCCATACCCCGCCAGACCGACCGTGGCAACTAATCGGGCAGGCGGTAAGCAATGTACTCCCTGTCATTGATGCGCAGTGTGTTAATCGGATTGTCATTGCGACAAGCGATGTAAGTTAGCGATGTAAGGTGAAGAAACCGCGATGATAACGTTTGATCCGTCTCTTAGCAGAGATATTGACTGGATACGGGCAGCATTAGGCGACACAGACCCAGATACTGCACTATTGAGTGATCAGCAGATAGAGGCAGTACTAATTAGCGAGCAAGCACAAGGTGGAAATCGAGATACGGCTACCTTCCTCTTAGCAAGTCAGGCTGTAGCTGCAATCGTGCGCGAGCCGGTCCGTCTTTCAGCGGCTGGTGAGGAGCATGACTACTCACAACGACTCGTTGTGTTGCAGCCATTAGCAGAGATGTGGCGGATGATACAGGGACGACGTACAGGAACAACTCATTTTGACGGTCGTTCTACGACAAGTGTGACAGGAGTTGCCTCGTGGTAACATCACGATTTCGGCGACAACGACGGAGCTCATTGCGACGGCGATATGACACTGATGTGGTTCTCTCTCGCGGTGGTCGTGCATTACCTGTTCAGCGAGTCGCATTTGACGTATCACCGCGAGTCGCTGAGCAAGTAATAAGCGATTCTTCCCGAGGAACCTTAACATCGTTGATCATGTGGGGGCCATCATCAATGGATGTACAGGTAGGTGATCGGTTTGTGTACGATCACTGTACGTATACAGTCATTCGTATCCGTCCAGGTCGCCAATATACGACGATCATCGATGCTCGGGCAGTGCAATGATTCGATGGCAACGTAGACCTGGTGAAATCCCTATTCAGTCGTATGCTGAACGGGTTCAAATGAAGATCCAACAACAGGCAGATCGCTATGCAAGTATCATGGAAGCGTCTGCAAAGGTAAATGCTCCATGGACAGACCGAACCGGCAAAGCACGTGCAGGGCTGTTTGGTACAGTTGATAAGCACGGGAATGTCATCACTGTTGTACTTGCTCATTCGATGGAATATGGGGTGTATTTAGAGCTGGCTCACGGTGGAAAGTACGCCATCCTGTGGCCGACAGTGATTGAAACGGCACCAAAGCTGATGCGCGAATTACACTTGTGATGGACGACGTATTGAGATGGCTCGGTGAGGATAGTGATCTGACCAATTTGCTGACCGGTGGAATTTATGACGGGCGACGGGTTGGAGAGATCGGCCTGTCTACAACGCCAGGCGCATATTTTCAGGGTGTATTATTGCCTTGTGCGTTGGTTACTATTCAAACCGAAACACCATTTGGCCCGTATCTGACATCCGCGTTACGCACTGTGATTTGCTATTGCTATCAAGATGAAGGCTATAATGTAATCATGCAGGCACAGCAGCGCATCTACAAAATCGTCCATGGCAGGAACACCGATGAGCGGGGTTGGTTCTACCGCCATACCGGTGATGTTATGCAGTACGATCCTGTTCTGCATGCATACTATATTGCCTCTCGCTTCGCTGTCATAATTATGAAATGAAGGAGCTATACCATGTCGTTGGAAGGGAATGTCTTTGCATTTGGCTTACGCGAGATCAAAATTCAACGTGGTCAGACGATAATCTCCCTGCCTGCGGCTCAGACGCTAAAATGTACTGAACGTGTAGTTAGTACAGAGCTAAAGGGAAATGATCGTGTCGTGGTCAGTGGGTCGTTCGTAGAGGCCGTTGAATTTGAGTTTTCCGCTGGTGGTATCCCGCTAGATGCATATGCACTTATGACCGGCCGTACAATGCAAGATGCAGGAACATCGCCGAATAGGACAACAACTATGACCATACGGGCCGGTGATACCTTCCCCTATTTCACTCTGTATGGAAAGTCAATCGGTGACCAGGGCGATGACGTTCACGTAAAGTTGTATCGATGTAAACTTACGGGTGGTATTGAAGGTACGTTTCAAAACGATCAATTTTTTATTTCAACCATGCGAGGGGTCGCGATGGATGATGGTATTAACGGCATCGCTGATATTGTCCGCAATGAAACCTCAGCACCGTTGCCGTCTTAGTCGTAACGCACGAATTGTGCTTACGAACCTCCGTAGGTATGCTGCCCCATATCTACGGAGGGTTAATAGAAGGAGAGGGTATGAACGTTCAGGAATGGCGAGAGCGACGGAAACGAGAGATAACGTTACCAAGTGGACTGCAGGTAACGATTAAATCGGTTGGATTGCTTGACTTAGCTGCATACGGGAAAATACCTACACCATTAGTTGATACGGTCCAGCATCTGATGACATCGTCAGATTCGCATGGCATGGCAAAGCTTGATTTGCGCGTGCTGCCGGATTACATGGAAGTCATTAATCTGGTCGTGATGGCCGCTGTGGTTTCCCCACGTATTACGGCCGATTCCCCTGACCCAAATGATGATCAAAACATTTCCATCGATGAGCTTTCAGTTCTGGATCGTCTCGAGATTTTCAATGAAGCCCAACGCGAGGGGGTTGCACTGCTCAAATTTCCTCAGCACACCGACCAATCTTCAGTTGCTGCATCAATTAGCAATAATGTATAGCGTTCGACCATCATCAATTCTTGAGATCGACAATACGTGGATTGCGTATCAAATAGACATCTTGTGTGCGTTGTATGGCAATCAACAGTTCTCTCAACAATCCCAGCAGAGGAAAACATACCTGCAATCGCTTGCACATCGAGCACGCATAGCATCTATCCCTCCAGACGGAATTTGGTAAATGACTATCCACATCGGCACCGCATATGCAACCATAGAACTGGACGTCCGGCCGCTCCAAAATGCAGTTAGACGGTCACAAGACCAATTGGCCGCTCTAGAGCGTAGCGCAACGACTGCTGGCAGTGTTATTGATCGTGCATCACATACAATGTCACAGGGAATGTCTAACGTTGCGCAAAGTACTGACGTGGCTCGTACAGTATTTGATCGAGTAAGAGTATCTAGTACTGAGACAGCAACGGCACTCGATCAAGCAAGGATCGCAACAAATCGGTTTGAACGCGGTATTGTATCAATACAAAAGTTGCTGTCTATGTTGACTGTAAGTATGGGAGCAGGGCAACTAGTACAGTTTGCCCTGTCAGCCGTAACAGTCGCAAATGAAATTGAAACAGTCCAAGCGTCAGTACGGGCGCTCGCTGCCGATCAAGCAACGTATAACGAAATCATTCGGGTTGCCGTTGAACAACAGCGTATCTACGGAGGAAGTCTTGCCCAGAACGTGTCGCAGATTGGAGCGCTAGCAAACACGGCCAAGCAGGCGGGTGTGGACATTGCTGAATTGGTTGAGATCGCCCAGCGATTGCTCGTTGTTGATCCGACTGCAAGATTTGAAGATGCAGTGATCGCGTTGCGTGAAGCTCTCAGTGGAGATATCACCAGTTTGGCAGAACGATTTGAAGTACCGCGTAAGGCATTGCAAGAATTAACTGACAACGCCCTTTCAGGAGCTGAAAAGCTAAACATTTTAGATAAATTCTTAAACGATATTGGTGTAACGAGTGAGGTTGTGAATGCACGGATCGAGACAAACGCACAAAGCTTTCGAAACTTGCAGGCAGCCTCGGAACAACTTACGATCACGCTTGGGTCGTTACTACAAAACGCATTAGCACCAGTTGCTGATGGGTTGACATTCGTTGCTAATTCATCGAATCTGGCGTTGCGGTCGTTGTTTCAACGCGGAGAGGTAACACAACAACTGCTGTCACAAACAACAGCATACGAGGCGTTTGTGCACGCGCAACGTGCATATCAATCGGCGTCGGCAGAAGTGCGGAAAAGCTACGAAGCCGAGTTTGCGGCACTGCAACAATCACTGACTGCATACGAAAAGGCAATTGACCGATCAGTGTTGTTAGCTCTGGCAAAACACCGTGAAACAGCAGCGTATGAAGCATCTGTCGCGAAAGTACGCAATCTTGATGCGCAGTTGCGAGAGCAATTTGCGCAATTTACCTCCGATCTCAGCAATGCACAAGATATATACCAGCGTCAAATGGATGCTGCAGCAGCAGCAGCAAGGAAACGTGCGATCGCCGAACGATTAGCATCAAACGATATTGCCGGTGCACTCGCCATTATGCGTGACCATGCCAATCTGGCCGAAGAAGATGTGAGAAAGCTTGATGATGCTCTACAAGACGCTGCATCACGAGCTACGGATGTCTTTGCGAAGATTGTGCAGTCATCAATCGACTATCTAGCACAACGGGAACAGGCATACGAGCAACATACGGCAAAAGTAGCATCTATCGAAGATCAATTGCAGCAACGGCTTGCTGCACTGCAGGAATCGTATGAAGCGGCAAAGACAGAAAAAGAACGAGCTAGCATTCAAAAGCAAATCGAAGACGTACAGGGCTACTACTCTCAACGCTTAGAAATGGAGAAACAAGCATACGAGCAACGTCAGCAACAGACTGCGGAAGCGTATGCGCGAGAGCAAGCAGCACAGCTGCAACATTTAGGACGACTGCTTATTGATTACACTACGGCTCAGGCACGCATGGCAGGCATTGCCGAAGAGCGTATTATCGCAATGACAGATGCAATTGCACGCGAATATGGCGTGCAACAATCTATCATTGAACGGTCGTATGAGCAGATGTTAGCGACTATTGATGAATGGGTCGCTAATCAGGGTATGAACACATCTTCAAGTATTGATCAGCTGCGGCTAATTCAAAACGAGGCAATATCGGTGCAACAGAATATTGACGCCCAGATCAGGAAGATGACCGAGTCGGCCCGTCAACAGTTTGAAGCTGGTAAGCTGTCAATTGATGAGTATATTCGAAGACTTGCAGCAATACCGGGAGAGGCTGAGCGTGCTGCAAGCGCCTTAGCTCGCATCCCTACACGCATTGAGCCAACAATATCGTTGAGTATCGGAAATACTGCACAAGCAGTCGCATATCGATCCTACCGCACAGAGGAGCGTACTGTTCCAGGGCGAGCATCTGGCGGTCCGGTCCAACCGTACCAGATGTATATGGTGGCCGAGCGTGGACCTGAGCTTTTGCAAATGGGAAATCGTCTGTATCTCATTACAGGATCACTCCCAGGTACGATTATTCCGGCAACAGCATCATCTCCAGCTCCGACCGCTAGACCTCAAATGGCTGGCATTACGGTCAATGTCAATATTCATCATCCGGTGGTTGATAACTATGAGCGAATCGCCCAATTATCAGATACGATTGTAGATCGCGCAACGCGAGCTATCAGTCGTACCATTGAACGGGTGATTCTTGGAGGAGTATGATGGCAGAATGGACATTTGGCGGTATTCCATTTGAGTGGTTACGCAATAGTGACGGTACGATACCCACATGGAACCGTGACGTTCGAATAACTAAGCGACATCTTATCGGTACTGACCGTATTGAAATCAATCGTATTGGGTATGGTGCACCAGTGATTACTGGCCAGATATATTGCTCAGAAGCAGCCAAAACCGCATTGTCATCAAAACATGGAACATCAGATTACTTGAATGATGGAGTATCAACCGTCCAAGCATTCTTAGAATTAACCCTCATGGAACTTGCTCCTGGTGGAGGATATATTGGGACTGCGACATTTACACAGTTATCTATCTTCTAACTCGTTAACTTATGTTGTCTGAAATTCGCAAATCATTCAAACATTGGACATGTACGCTAACTATCAACGGTCAGCCATACACGATTGTCGATAGATTACCAAGCCGTAGTATGGCTTTAGATCAAGCACGCAGTGTCTGTACGGTTGTGGTACAGGAATTCCCAGAGTGTAATGCCGGTGATCCAGCACAAGTGAGGATCACCATTAATGGGGTAACCGAGCTTTTCTTTACTGGCCAGGTCGCTGCACGTCCAATTGCAGACATTCCACAATATGAAATTCACCTCGTTGATACGTTAGATCGATTGCAACGCATCACAGATCGACCCATTGTTTGGCGAAACGTGTCATTTCAATCCGCCGTTCGCCTTTTGCTACACCAGGCTGGCATTACGGATGACGAAATTGTGTCTATTCACGATCCGGGATCTGCTTACGTACTAGGCCCGATATATGCAATCACAATCCCTGCAGGAAGTGTGATTAGAGATGTCATTGATACTCTGATGGATTTTGCTGGAACCGCGATCCGCGTCAATCCAGATGGTCGTATTGTCGTTGTCGATGACCCCATTAAGCCATCAGTTCCAGTATGTACGTATGCGTATGGTGCAACAGAATTAGAGTTGGGTTATTTATCTGCACGCCGCACGATTGCTGGGCGAGAAGATCGTATTTCACGATTTACTGCACGCGGTCCGCGACGGCCAGACTTGTCAATTCCTGATGCAACTTACGTACTCAACAATGATGGACGTAGTGAGCAGCGTGATTACCCGTATTGCCAAACGGATATATGTGCTCAGGCAATTGCCGCACGTGAAATTGTGCGACGAAACCGACGTATGGGAGAAGTGTTAGTCGAAGCGACACTGAACCCTCTCTTGCGTCCCGGGGACACCGTGCTGTTCCGCAGCGAACCGCTTGGATTTGTTACGGCAACACCGGGCGTCATTGTGTCAATCGTTAACAACGATGACGTCATGACAATGAAAGTAGCCGTTGGTATTGAAAGCCCATCTGGTTCGCTATCACTCATTGCACCTCCAACTGCATCGTTTACGTATAGCGCAGAGCGACAGCCGATCCAACTTTCCGGAGCTGTTGATACAAATGTGATCGTGTCATGTATGAATACATCGGTGGACCCGTCAGGATTTGCGATCACCACGTTGCGTTGGCGAGCAACATGCGAAGGCACAGTATTCCCACAAACGGTTACGTGGCGAGCTGGTGACGACGATACCGGACAACAACCGATCTTTGTGTTTTCAACGCTTGCCGGTGCAACAGTCACACTGGAGGTGGAAAGTGAAAGTGGCGAAGGGGCAACGACCACGCGGGCGATCGACCCGCCTAACTCACTTATCTATACACGCAAGCTCGGTGTTGCAGCCCACAATGGATGGCGTGTTTTAGCAACTGCTGATGGATGGCGTACATTTGGCACGCAATGCTCTGCCGTTCCTAACATTAACGATATGGCTCCTTTTTTGGCAGGATTTGATAATGGAGATATTTATCGCACAAACAACGATCTGGCAACGCAACCGGACAAACTTGCTACATTGTCAGGCCGCGTGCACAGCTTGTACCTTGATGAGGTCGATGGATTAACTGTTACCGCAGCACATGGTAACAGTGTCAGTCTGAGTACAGACGGAGGAACATCGTGGGCTCTGCTGCATGTGTTCGATGATCCGGTACAGTATGCGGCACATGAGGCTGGCAATTGGTCAGTTATCCGCGCCTGCAGTGGCAATACTCTGTGGCTATCATTAGACGCCGGCAGGACATGGCAAGCCCGGCTTACGGCGGATGGTATTGCACGGCAATTTGCCCGGGCTCGATGGGGAACTGCGTGTGTATTTGCTGGTGGAACACTTGATCAGGCTATTCAATTTGAAGATGAGAGCAGTGTTGACTGGAGCCTGATACCAATTGATAAACGGCCAATATTTGGATTAACAGCAATTGCACCGTTACTTCGTGAAGAGGGATGGATCGTTGGCTCAGATGGGGTCCGTGACGTTACACGCGATGGCGTCATGGAAATGCTAGCTTATGCAGCCACAACAGGATCAGGATATGTGTACAAACTGATCAGAGATGGAAATAACTGGAGAGCAGTATCATATACTTATATTCCTGGAGGTGGGGTGTGGAAAATCATCAATTACACGACTGCACACTCTATCGATGCGAATGTGTCAATGGCCTATCGTATTGGATATGGAACAACAACCGACCCACCAACACCTCCAGAACTGTTGTTCCTCCCCATGAACGGATCAACCCTGTATCATTACATACCTGGCAGTGGGTGGACACCGCGACCATTGCCAAGTACTCCCATTGGCTCCACCAGTCTCGGAGGATCAAACGGTTGGGCTGGCATAGCCATCAATCCACAAAACGTTACCCAGTGGGTCATTTGGGATAGAGATCGCTACTACTGGAGTGGAGACTCCGGCAACACGTGGCAGCAACTCAATGTACCAGTATCATCAGGCGATGATGCAACGGGCATTAATCTCGGATTTGCTTTCACCGGTCAGGGTGGGGGATGGGTTGCAACCAAGCATTTTTACAGCATATACGGTACTGGATACTCACTAGGATACTTGGCGTATGGAAACGGTACAAGAGTCCAAGAATATGTAGCTTTAGGTGATCTTAGAGGACAACCTGTTCCACCGATTCAATTTGTAGACAATTTCCGGAGTTTCCAGCAAGTACTCACAGGCCATCAAGGAGAAATGCTTGTGCGTGGTGCAAACCAGAGGCGCATCACCGAGTTTGGTGTACGAATGTGGATTCCTAATGCAGACCGGTTGTTTTTAGTATCACCACGACAGACAACAGTTGTCCAAGATGTTCCATTCCATTTCACATTGGGTGATACCGTCGATGATATGTCACGGAAACTCATTGTCGTTCATGACTTGTCGTTGTGGATAAGTTTGGATTACCGTACTATGCCACCACAGCAATTAGTGGCAGCAGGCGGTAGCGTGGTATCTTGTCTGCATGGTTTGTACTGTGGACATCGTATTGGGGTCGCGAGAGTAACCAATATTGACAATGTTCCTGAAGTGACCATAGTGATTGCGCACAACCGTCCAGTTGGTCAAGTCGTGCGTGGACGGCGCCGCGTTGCTGTGGCAGCATTTCTGCCGGCACATTTGACAGCACCACCACAAATCGCGTATTACAATGGGTCTCAATGGGGAATTGTTGATACACCCGTAGCGAGTGGTGGATTGATCGCCCTTGTAGAGCCATGACTGATCGAGTTGATAATCTCGAATTAAGTTTACGCGATTTAGTTGCTGCTATTCGGCAATCTCACGCTCGTGAGTCGCGTCAAGCAGCGCTCAATGTGGGCGAACGAGTAGCAACATTAGAACAGCAACTTGCTGAACATGCTGCGCTACGTAGTATGGTGCATGGTGTTGGCCCAGGATACGTCGTTGCAAAGACAGCTAATCCGCAAGGATTTGTACGGTGGGTTGAGATTGTTGATCGGCCATCCTGGCTAGATCAACATATTGATCTATCAACTATCACGATTGATGCATCGCAAATAACCGGCACAATATCCATTGACCGGTTGCCTGTACATCCAAATGGTCCACTGGTCACGCACGATGATCCACGGCTCAACGCTCGAACCTTGTTAGTCCCTGTGGGGGAACCGTTATCTGCTGGTGATTTTGTCGCGATTACGCATCGGAATAATGTTGCGATGGTCGTGCGGGCGCACGCGGCAGATCCAATGCGCGCCGCAGTTGGGTTTGTAACCGAGAGTTATGGTCTAAACCAACAAGCACTAATCTATCCCGTGGGCATTAATCCTATGGCCAGTACTACTACACCGGTGTCTGTGCAAGATGTTGGACGCACGGTGTTTCTCAGTACGCAACCCGGTATTGTCAGCATCACACCACCCAATCTGCCTGGTCAATTGTTACAACCGGTAGGATCGATCATCGAAGTGAGTAATGCAGTAGTGTCCGTACTTGTGCGTTATGAATATAGGTTTCGGTTATAAAAGGAGAAGCGTATGGGAACATTTTTAGACGTAGATACAACGACGGGAGAAATTGTTCGAAAAACAGGGATCGCTGTCTCTAGTGGAGCAGGTGATGCAAACAAGATCATCATGACCGGCCCAGACGGCAAAATCGATAACTCATTTCTGCCAAGCATTGCCGACTCAGCAGAAACGATCCAAGCAGCGGAAGCGTTGGCAGCAGGAGATTTCGTCAATATCTATGACGTGTCCGGAAATCGTCGGGTCAGAAAAGCGCTGGCGACAGACAACACTAAAAACGCCCACGGTTATGTATTAATGGCTGTCAACAGCGGTGCCAACGCCACGGTCTATACACGAGGGATTGCCAGTGTTGCACCAACCGGATTTACTGCTGCTGACGTTGGGAAACCGGTCTTCTTAAGTGCCACCACAGCAGGTGGTGTAACGAAGACACCACCTAACAGCCCGGGTAATATTGTGCAGCGGCTTGGATATGTGATCGAAGTCAGCGCTAGTGCGGTTCGGGTACAGATCGATATGAGCTACATTGTGAGGTTATAGAGGGAACGTATGCGATCAGCAATTGAAATTACTGCAGAAGGAGACCTGGTGCGTACTCCGCCGTTGATTGAAGCAAGTGACGTGGCTACAATACCAACCACGCATGCGATTCCGCGTGCTAATCACAACGGACACATTGATGCAGGGTGGATACCTCCAGACGCGCGTACTATACTGGTGCGCGAACAAGATGGAGACCCAAGCGTTACTGTCACAACGATTGTAGTGGGAAACGGAGATTTGACATATCAAGGTGATGGGATCGCTCGCATAAGAACGGCAAGTGACGCAACCGTAAATGCGCTCACTATTCGCGACATTGACGGGTCATCGAGTATCTCACCGGTGACCGTCATTGAGTGTCCATCTGTAACCGATATGGGTGGGGGAGTAGCGCGGATTAATACTGGTACTGGTACAGGCGCGATCACTATCCGCGACACCAACGGTAATCCAAATGCATCTGCATCCGTCATTGTCGTAGGATCAGGAGATGCCATTAATGAAGGTAATGGTGTGATACGTATTCGAACCGCTTCTGACACAACATCTGACACAACATCTGAGAAATCGGCACAGATGTTGTTTCTCTGGATGAATTTTCGATAAATGTCACATACGATACTGAGCTAACAGTAAAGATGTAATATCAGCGATCGTGTTTGCATCAAGAACATGTGGATAGACAACACACTCAAAAAAGCAATAGTTAGATCGAACAGTACCAGCTCCGGAAAATGAACCAATAGAAAAGCTGCCAGAACTCGATGAGAGGTCGATTGTGGCCGTTGCCACCAAAGATCCGTTATCATATACAGACAACACTGATCCATCGTATGTCATACAAACAATTTGGGGGGAGGTTTGGAGTGAACCGATGACAATATAAGAAAAGTCCATGTAAGACGGACCGCGTTGATACCGATAGACACCGCGTCTTAGAGCAAAAAAAAGATTTCCATACCAGTAGATTGGGGAAGCTACAATCCACGTATCTACGAATGTTGGATAGTTCACAAATAGTATCGTGCGCTGGTCGTTACCCGTTATGGAGATCCACGATGCCGAAAATACTCTGTTATATATGCGTACACCGTACCCAAACGGTGTACTTTCTAACGATGGTGTTGTACCGGATGTCAACAGCAATGACCCTGATCTAGAGGTCTTGTCATAAAATCCAACGACCGTGCCATGTGTACCGATTATCGGAGCATCTACTGCCCACCAGCATCGTGGGCTTCCAAATTGAAAAGCATCAAAATACCGTAATTGTCGGTAACGCCGAGGGCGTGCAAGCGTCCGCCTAGGAAATCCGTACATTAGAAATCCCCAAAATTGGCAATCACGGCGACTTCAGCAGAAGAACTCACGGCCGTTGTCATTGCGCAGCGTATTTCCCATCCATGACCAATCACCCACTTGACGTTATTAGGGTCAAGCCAAACCCATCGTGATGGATTAAGCAATGATACCATTACTACCGGTACGGCAGGACTTGCCGACGGGATTGAAATGCTATCTACCAAAAAACTTTCGGCTTGACTAGGATTAACCAGCAGCACAGATAAAAACCGACTGGTAGGATCGTTAGAAGTGACAAACAATCCTTCCAGTAGACTTCCATTTGATCCTGCTACAAGGAGGGTTTTTGCGTTGGTTCCGTCACTCGCTCGCAACTTAATTGCAGAAGTGCGGGCCGTTCCAACGAATTGCGGTGTTGTTGCCATATTCATCCTCACGGTGTATCAATATACTGCTGCCCATCTGGCGATCGACGAACCACTTTGCCGTCCCGCGTAATTAAATCAATGGGATCGAGTGACGACGATGATCCACGCTGACGAGCGATTTCAGCTTGCAGTGCCGCACGTGCAATCCGATAAATGGGATTGGCACCACCAGGAGTGATGTTTAACCCATACCGTATTGCATCTGTCTCACCAAGTTTCGCCGATCCATCAGCTCGACGAGCCTTTACGATGATACGTGCGAGCGCAATCATGACAGCAGTAATAATTGCCGGATCATCGCCGGTGTGTTGTGCTAATTGTTTGACATGCTCACAACACACAAGAGGTGGGTTGTGCGTATTTTGTGGCTTTGCAATCGAGTTTGTGTGACTCGATGGCTGTTGATCAACGTCACTTGTATCGTCATCGTTATCTAAATCATCAGGCGTATCATTTGACGTAATAAAGTATCTCCGTGCTATGAGGGAGAATATTTCCAAAACTAAATACGCCAGAACACACACTATCATCAGGATAAATATCCACTGAAGTGGTTCCATAGTGCAAACTTTCTAGTGCTTAACAAACACCCGTTCGGGGATAACATCCACAGCGATCAGCCCAATCCACACCAACAGATGAACAACCAACCCTGTGGCCAACATATACCCATCGACGTCCAATGCTCTGGTAATCGGTGTAAACAAGTCGCCATCAATACCGGTCATCCATGTTGTTAGAGGTACTGCAATAACATTCCGAAAACCGAGATACGATAACGTACTAGACGCGGTTACACTAATCAGGTACAGCGGGCTTAACCATCGATAACACGTCACATATTGTATAAGACTCAGAAACAGCTGAACAACCAGCGAGATTGAAATGTCCCACCATAACGGCTGGTCACTAATTATATCAATTGCAAGTAGATTGCCAAACCACGAACAACACCATAGCATAACAGCAATCGTTCGGCGCAATGCAGGTTCGGCACGACTGAGCTGCTCGGCACTTATAACGTATGTTTCACGTGTTGCCATGCACCACCTCTAAGTCTACGATTGATATCCTTCCTCTAATCCGGTACAAACCCATGCACGTACATCTATTCGACTCAAAGACATCGTATTTGCATCGTCAACGTATGGACGCCAACGCCGACTGTTCGGCAACACCGAAAGCCAAAATTGTGCTGCACGTTCACCCTCAGCATCGTTATCGGTGCTAACCAGCACCAACGGTGCTCGGGCAAGTCGAGCAATCCATCGAATGCGTCGCCCATTTGACGCCCCGCCCAGACCCATCGGAGTGACAAGATCCCCTGCATACTGCTGGATAATGAGGGCATTCAATACCCCTTCAACCAGCATGACCGGTCGATTGACAGAGCCAGAGATGTTCCATATAACATTGCTACTTCCGGGCACTGTGTACTGTCGTTTGTGTGTAATCGACCGAATCTCGATTTTTGCAATGCGTCGATCAACATAGTAAGGGATGACAATACCTGCGGGTAGCACAAGCTGTCCATCACGTCCCCACCGGTTTCCCGGCCGCACGAGACGTGCCCTATTCCAACCCAGACGTGCATTGAGCGCTGTCAAATCAGTAATGTGTCGCTGATTGAGATATGCAAGTCCACGTTCGTCGTCCTCTGCCCATAACCAGTCCTGGGTATAGGAGACAAATGCTTCAGCAGCACACTGCCACTGTTCACAGGGCAAGTCTGTACTATCAGGAGCGGACAGATGCGTTACTGTAACACCAGTTGGCCGGCGTAATGGAATATTTACTGCTTGTGCACGACGGAATGCGCTACGAAGTGTTGATCGGATCTCGTGCAGTGGTAAACCAATGTACTTTGCTATATCTGTAAGCTGGTTAGTAATGTCATCACATGCAATGGCACCACCCTTTGCAAGCTCGTATAACCGCACTGCTGTACGAAACAATTGATTATTCCGTCCGCTGCGTGTGTTGCGCAAAATCTCAAATTCTCTTGTGATCACGCTCTGAATGTAATCCATCTTTACCCTCCTGAAACGAAATTGTTCGTTATTTTGCCTATGTCATTCCTATGATGTTCCGACAGTTCTACTGAAGAACTGAAGACACCGGCCAATGATGTCTTCAGTACTGGCCAGGTACACCAAGTGAAGAACTGAAGAACTGAAGAACTGAAGATACCGGCCAAT